GTTCTTTTATTAAAATCATTTATAATAATTATTCTAGTTATATCATTATCATAAATCAATTTTGTTATTTCAAATGATTTATTTAAAGAACCTCCAATAAGATAACCTTTATCATCTCTATTATTAGAAACTATTATACATCCTTCTGAGCTATTTTCACTTGAGCCCGCATGGATTCTAATTCCATTAAAATAAAATTTTGGGTAATTTAATACTTGTATAGCTGTTGGACCTTCATTTCCTACTCTAGCAAATACTCCTCTAGTAGTTGAAGAAGACCAGTTAGCAGGGTGTTTTCCTTTGCCTTTTAATGGAACATAATTTTTTTTAAGTCCTTCAACACTTGTCACATCTAAAGTAATATAATATTCTCCAGCAGGAATCGCGGTTTGTTTATCTATTTTTTTATCAAATCTAACTATATCTTCTACAGTATAAGCGACTATATTACCTTTATAATATAATGTCCCAATTGTTCTTCCTCCTGATCCTTGTTTTGAGAATGGGTGACCAGCTTCTATTCTTCCATCTCTTATTAAAACTAGTATATTATCTTGTTTATAAGTATCAAATAATGATTTAGTAGAAGGTGATAAATCATCTATAGGTATTTCTTCATTTAAAGGTACATTTAATATTAAAGGTATTTCTGATGTTAAAGAAGGATTTTCAATTTGTTTTAAATCATAATTTTCTTTTTCAAAAGTAATATTTACACTATCAATATTAACATCAGTTGTAGGGAATGAAAATTCCCACTCACCTTTATCATTAGTAATGATACTCTCATTTATTCTACCTACAAAACCAACATCTGGGGGAGTAGTAGAAGTAATATTAGTTCCAGTGACATTATCTAATGTTTCACCAATATTACTTAAAACATCAGTTATATTACTTTTACTTTTAATAGTGACATTAACTCCAGATAAAGGAGTACCATCTGGTGTTACTACTTTACCTTTAAATATAGATTGAGGTGTTTCTTCAGCCATAATTATTGTCTAATTTTAATTTTATTAGATAATAAACTACCATTATCTTTTGGAGATTTATCAAGAACTTTTAAAATATCATCACAAGTAGCTTTTAAACTAGTTCCAACTACTATAAAGTCAGATATTGGGGCACCATTAGAGTCTACAGCATTTGATATAGATGTGGCTAAACTTTTTAAACCTGTCACTAAAGATGATAGTTGTTGTATTAAATTTTCTCCTAATATAGCTGATTGTAGACTAGTACCTTCTACTCCTTCTGATGCTCCTAAATATACTTTATCAGCTGTTAAAGCTATTTGTGATGCATCTATACCAACTGTTTCTCTAGAGGATAATTGTATTGATTTATTAGCTAAAGCTATTATTGAGTCGGTTTTAGCGTTAAATACTAATCTACCTGAATTTAGAACAATTTGGTTAGAAGAATATTGATTTACATTACTTGGAGGAGCTGATGTGTTTGATGAAAATGAAAAATTATTTGGGCTTGAGGCAAATAATGGAATAATTTGATTAGAAGTTAAATATATGGAAGATAAATCATTATTGATATCTTCAACTACAGGTACCCATACATCAGTTAAATATTCTGCTTGTCCGTTTCTTATTATAGTTAATGGATCTCCATTTGACCCAGTAGATGACCAATTATTAGGTATAAAAGCATTATTAACAGTGGAACCTAATCTTATTGAGTTGCCCCATCTGCCCTCATAAATTATATCTCCCTCATATGGTAATAATGGATGTGTCTCTATTCTTTCACTAAATGTTTTACCTAAATAAATTTCAGAACTATCATCTGTTATTTGTCTAACAGCTCCTTGGAATGCTTCTTGATAATCTACTTGCTGGTTTATATTATTTGTTGGGTTATTATCATATCCTGGTATAGCATTATGGATTTGGCTATTCCACATATTAAGTGGTGGGAAATAATAATATGAATTAGAACTTAAATTTAATTGTATATTTGAATTGGGTAATTGTACTAAATATATAATTTCATTAACTAATGGATAGTTTTTAACATTTGGAAAAATAGGTGTAGCGTATTGTTTTTGATTAAATGCACTTCCTGTAATAGGGTTATCTATATATTCCCAAAATATAGTTCCTATACTACTCCAATCACCAAATTGAGTAAATAAATGTTTATTATTAACACCATTTACCTCTTCAGAATTATCAAGTATAATATATTTTACTCTGGCAGGGATAATAGTACCTAACCCAGAATTGGATTGAGGAGCTCCATTAAGTTTTTGGGTGTTGGTTGTTGTATAAACAACATTGTTCATCCCAACCGCACCAAATGATATATCTATACCCATTATTCTTCAGTCTTAAATTTATCTATCTCAGCTAATAACTGTTGTTTTTCTTCTTCAGAAATACCAAAACCACCATCAGTATTAGAAGCATTGTTACTCATAATACGTTGGATAATTGTAGCCATTTTAATTAACTGTTCATCATTTTTAACACTTATCTCTAAGTATTCTTTAATTAATGGGACAATTAAAGTAGCATCACCTATACTTTGTACAAGTGGTTTTAATTCAGAAATTAAGATAGATATTTGTTTTTCTTTTTTCTTTTGGTTATCATATATTTCCTCTAATATATCAGAGAATTTCTTTTTACCAAAAACAACATTATCTAAATTACTCATAATATTTATTTTATTTATAAATATCAATAATGGAAATCTGTATATCCGTTCTCTAAATAGAAATAATAATGTTGTTTAAATATAACATATAATTTATCGGCTATCTTAGTGATTTTAGGGGTTTTAGCGTCAATAATTTCACGAATGTATATATACAGTGCTTTTTTGTTAAAGATGTCTATACTCTCTCTTTTACGGAATAATTCTAAAATAGCATCTGCTATCTGAGCGTCACCTTCTTTAGGAAACAAAGTGAATATATTTTTAGTACAATACTTAACATACTCATCTATAAAATTAGATAATTTATCTTGAGCTGATCCTTCTTCAATTGAATATGAAAAATTCTCATTTGATTCTATCTCCTCAACAGGTGCTTTATCTATTCGTTTTTTATAATTCTTAGTATTAGTAATTATAAGATAACGTTTAGCAATAGTACCAAAGTATGAATATGCTTTTGCTCCTTTATCTGGGTTAAACAGGTGAATTTTAGAGAGTAAAAATGTAATTACTTCATGTTGTAAATCTTCAATATTATCTACTTCAGTATAATAAAATTTAAAAGTATGGATAATATTTTCTGTTAATTTAAAGAATGGATAATGAATACGAGTTCTATAAATTTTATCTCGTGTTTCGTAATCTATAGTATTGTTATATAGTACAATAGCGTCTTCAGTATCTTGGGTAAAATATTGAGTTGATTTCTTTTTAGCTTTCACCTCTATCATAAATTTTTAATTTTAAAAGAGTTTAATATCTCTTGTAATTGTTTAATCTCTTTAAAAAAGAAACCTACCTCATCATCTGACTCAAATGAACCTCTAGCATCTACCTCTTTAAGTTTCTTATCTGAAAAATCAATGATGTCTGATATTTTGTTTAGATAAGACATATATCCTGCTAGAATATCTTCTTGACGTTCATTCTTTTTAAGAAGATTAAAGGTCGTGTATCCTAAGATCACGACCATTATTCCTAATATAATTGTTAATATTATCATAAGTCATTTAACATATTCATTAATCCTGTACTTTCAATAGAGCCTAATGTTTTAGTTTTAATTGTTTGTTTAGGTGCTTTATTAGTGGTAAGATTAAAATTATTTGATTTAACTTGTTTTTCACCTTTTAATTTTGGGTTCCATTCACGTTCAAACTCAATACGAGCAGCCATTAAGTCAGCCTGATGGATAATATAAATTAATGAGGTGCGTGGTTTTGTTTCTGGTGACCAAGACATTAGATATGGCTTGTTAGCATCATCATATAAACCATCATGTAATTTAATTGCTAACCATTCATTTTTAGACATTAGGATACCATGAGAAAGTAATAAATGTAAACTACGATCTGGTACTGACATAAATTCTAAACGATCATTAAATTTATAATCTTCACCTAATTTATCTTTTCTCCATTGGTCATCCTGGGGGATATAAGCGTCATGTTGTTCATCACCCATTTTACCTAAATCATGGTTTAAAGCTGCAAATACTAATTCTTCTTTAGTATAAGTAGACTCGTCTACTCCCATTTCAACCCAAACATCATTTAATTTAAGAGCACAATCTACTACTCGTAATACGTGATCTACGTACCCACCTGGGAATGCATTATGATACTCTTTCTTATGAGCCGCAGGCATAAGCATAATACGTTCTGAGTATTTAGAGTAAAAATCTAATAATTGTAAACAACGTGGTTCGCTGATATATGATTTAATGGTTTCCTCTAAATCTATCCAGTTTTGTTGAATTTGTTCTGCTGTTAACTTCATAATTAATTATACATTGTCTGTTCA